AGTGTATTTGTTTGAAGCCAATAATCCTAAAACTTCGCCCGATCTAACTCTTGATAGAAAGAAAGTGATTCTGGCTCAAATGCTGGAAACTTTGGAAGAAAAAGAAGCTGCTGTATTTGCAGGAATGCTTATGAAGAGATTGCCTGTGAAGGGTCTTACATACAAGTTGACACAAGAAGCTTTCCCAGGACTATTACCCGATGTGCCTTGATGATATTTCGCTATGCTGTTTTCTAGAGAGGAAAAATGGCAAGAAAGAAGCACAGAACCAAACTACAAAAGGTTATGGACGAAAAGTGTGATCTTATATACGAAACAACGGTTGAGGATTGCCAGAAGTGGTTCAACATCCTCAACCGCGAACTATTCAATAGTTCCCTTCCTAAAATTGATGAAATCGATATACGCTGGCGTAGAGGCGCTCACGCATGGTACGACTACGATACCAGTGCGTCCGGCCATGGCATCTCAAAACTGCTCATGAACAAGCGTTACAAATCCAAAAAGTTCTTTGTTGAAGTGTTAGCACATGAAATGGTGCATCACTACCAATACATCTATAACGAAGATATGGGTCACGGTTCTTCGTTCTTTAAATGGCGTGGCAAATTTAACAAAAAAGGATTGAACCTCGTAAGGGCTTATTAACATGAAATACAAAAAGAATCACTATGGTACTCATGAAGATTATGATGATGAAGAATATGCGGATCTAAGAAAGGGACAAAAGAGACGCCCGATCCGAAATTGGACAAAAGCTTTCGTTGAACACTTGGACGAAGCCGACGAGATAGACGATTTTTACGGTAACAAAAACAGTCACAGATAACGTAACGTAAACTGGTATGCAGCCAAAGCATACCAGTTATGCGTTTATAAACATTGAAGTTTTCGAGTCAAATCCCCATCTATAGTGTATCGCAATAACGGAGACTATCGCATGGCTATCGCTTGGACCGAACAACACAAGGGTTTTTACGACTCCCAGTCGAATTGGGAAGGTGCTGTACTTAAAGTTGCACATGACCAGAACTATCGGATTATGTCGGACGTATGGGGTTCGGCCGACTGGGCAATCGTTTGGGATGAGGCTACCAGCTCTCCTAAGCATGTCCTTGTCAATGTATATGATATGAACGGCCCCGACTGGAAACCCGTCCAGATCACGGTGGATGCGACCGACGAAATCCGCGAGAAATACAAGCAATGGAAGATCAACCTGGAGTTTAAGGATCTGCTGGAAAAGGCTGAAACTGCTGCACAGCAAATCGAGAAGGGTTGTATCGCGGAAGTTGTACGCGGCAAAAGCGGCAAAGGCACTGTCGGGAAGGTTGTAGTCCAGATGGTTGCAACCTACGGTATGGGATATCGCTCTTCCAGCGAATACAAGCTGGCTATCGCCACCTCTGACGTTAAGGTAAAGAAGCCCTTACGTAACGGTAAGGTTGTTGAGGTCTATCAGGATGTTGTCTGGGTTTGGGCTCGTAACTGCCAGCGGGTTGATGTCCCGCAGATTGACAGGCAAGCTCTCCTCCAGACGGCTCAGGAGCGGGCGGTACGATCCATCGCGGCCTGAGCCAGCCGCTCCAGCCGCTTCCTACCGCGGCTGGAATCAGACCCAATGATATCAAGCACTTAGCCGAAAACCCCATCCCAATGAAATCAATGACTTAGCCATGCGGTGGATGCATACCTACCATGCAAAAAAACATGAATTCCGCTCTTGAAAAACCGACTTGCCATCCCCATCTATAGTATATGACAGTGAGAGAGAAATCCATGAAGACCTACCGCCCGATCAAGACTGCCCGCGAAAAAGCAAAGTTTCACGCTACGGTTGTAAATCATCCGAATGCCAATATTCGATTGGCTGCCAACTATATCGCCGAAGCTTTTCAAGCGGCCCGCAAGGGAGATGTTTCCGATTTTATGACTTTCATTTCCCTCGCACAAAAGTTTGCTGAGGATGTTGATTTCTGCAACCCCGAAAGGAATCTTCGCTAATGGCTAAGTTTCGCAAGACCATTCCCGTTGACGCTTTGCTTGATTATGCCAACGGTTATCTCGCGGCCGATTATCAGGGCGGCGATGATCCGGCTTCGGTCGCTCGGCGCACAGGTATGATTGATCTGCTCGAAGCGGCTCTGCTCTCGGCTGGCCGATATTGCGGATACTCTTATCTTGATGATAAGGTGATCACCAAGTCCAAGCCAGGTATTCGCTGGGTTGAGGGGCAAGCACCGAAGCACACCTTCCATGAAACTGATCCCACTCGACGGAGATATGCATAATGGCTGACAAGGTACGGGTATTCGATTACCTAAACGCCCTGCGTGATTCCGGGATCACCAACATGTTTGGTGCCACTCCCTATGTTCAGCGGGTATTTGATATTCCGCGCAAGGAAGCAACAGACCTTTTGGTCGAATGGATGGAATCTTTTAGGGAGAAGAGATAATGGCACGAATGAAGGACTTCATCATGGATATCCAAGAACTGGTCTGGACGGCTGTTGAACGTGGAATGCGCGACGAGGCCACCATCTATGCCTATGTCTACATGTACGAACCTCGCGCTATTCGTTCCGATGTTCGTGCTGTTCTGGAAGAAATCCACCGCGAAACGCCTGAAGACTTCATTTGGGCTTGACAGGTCTGGATATACCTGCTATTATATCCAAGTTAACTCAATAAACACAGGAAAACACACACATGACTAAGATTGCTGCCCATGATCGCGCCCTTGCGTTCCTTAAAGAGAAGGGTTCTGCTACACCCGCTCAGATTGAAAAGCACGTAGGCCAAGGTGCCTATGCTTCCAAGTATGTCTGCTATCTCAAGCTCCGCGGCTATGAGATTGAGACTGTCAAGACTGGTCGTACCGTGACCGAGTACAAGTTTATCTCCGACGGTGATTCCGCTACCCGTGACTACCAGTGGGTGCCGCCTGCCAAGCGCGGTCAGAATAAGACTGCGACCTCTAATATGAAGAGTGCGCGAGTGAAGCGTGATGCCAAAGCCGTTTTTGAAAAGGCTGCAAAGTCGAAGGCATCTAAGCCGGTCAAGGTCCGCCAGTCCAAGCAGACGCCGAGCGCGCCTGTCAAGAAGGCAGCCCGTAATGCTCTAAAGGATCACGCCGACGCTATGGCTGACCGCTTGCTGGCTGAAATCGGCATGAAGAATGGTGGCGAGTATGCTGGTGGTACCTACTCTGTTGATCCCGACTGGGATTCCATGGACGGTATCGATGTGGCCAACTTCCTCAAGTAAGGTATAAATATAACTATAACAAAATGAGGAAATACAAATGCTTAGACGCTCCCTTGTAGCAGGGCTATCAGCCCTGCCTTTTTTTGCTGCTGTAGCCACCGCTGCTACTCAACGCAATAACGCAACATGGAAGGTGCCTGCGGGCGTCAAGAAGATCCGTGTTCGTTCATGGAATCCAGACGGTAGTATCGATTTGGATCGTACACTGAATGTTTCACCCAATCAAGTTTTTCGTATTGACGCAATCGAGGATTAAAATATGCAATGGGTATTGATTGTTTTTGTACATGTTGGTATGTGGGGTAATACAGACTCAGTATCATTGACCAATGTGCCGATGGCTTCTCAGGAAGTTTGTGAAGCCGCTGGATCTCAACTTGGTGCTCTTGTTAGTGGTACCAAAAAGGAAATAGCCTATGTTTGCGTAAAGAACCAATGAACATATTCGCAATCGATAAAGATCCAATCCAGTCTGCGATGTGGATGGTGGACAAGCATGTGGTCAAGATGATCCTCGAGACCGCACAGCTTTTATCCACCGCTCATCGCGTTCTTGATGGCGAACAATATATTGACAAGACCAAGACTGGTCGCAATGTCAAGCGTTGGCGTTTGCCTGATGAGCGAGAGCAGCATCTATATTCAGCCACGCATGTGTCGCATCCTTCGGCTGTGTGGTGCCGCTCATCTAACAACAACTATAACTGGCTCTATTGTCATTTCTTAGGATTGCTGGCCGAATACACTCATCGGTATGGCAAGGTACATAAGTGTGATAGCATGAGTGAATGGCTTATGAGAACACCTCATAACATTCGCGTGTTCTATCTAACACCTGTAACACCAGCAATGCCTGACGAATACAAAGTGCCAAACGATTCTGTCGCATCATATCGCAACTATTATCGTGGGGCAAAGGCAAGGATGCACAAATGGACAAAACGCGAGGCGCCCGAATGGATTTGATTGATCAGTGTCATAAGGTATGGCAGTGTCGTTCTATGGAAATAGAACTGGCAGAAGCTTCGGCAAAATTGGTAGAACAACAGGCCGAGATTGAACGGCTGCGGGCGGCGCTGCGGGATGTGCTGAGTTATGTGCCACACGGCGACATGCCAGTGACGATCTATGACAACGCCTGTGCCGCGCTGAAAGGCAAATGATGTTTGCTAAATACAGACAAGATGACAGAACAACCAAGTAACACAAAACCAAGCTCAAGAACCAAAAATCTTGTCACAGGCATTCTAATCAGCGGATGGATTCTATCTGTCCTGCTGATACTTTCTATTGTATCTGCTTCTGTATATCTCCAAACAGTATATCCCAATACACCATTACCCGATACACTACGAGAGTGGTCGGGTATTTCTATTGGATTCTTGTTTGGTAACTTTTTCACTATCATAAAAGAATATGTGACTGCTAATAACGATTTTTAGAATGAAGGATTATAAATAGTATTATGATTTACAGTTTCGAAGACAAAGAGACGGGCGAAGAGTTTGTATATGATTTGACATATGAACAACTCCAAGAGTTTTTAGTGGATTTTCCAAATCTCGTTCAAACATTTCGCATCAACATTGCTGATCCTGTCGGCATGGGCATCACAAAACCTCCATCAGATTTCCAGAAGTATGTTTTAGGTCGCATCAAGGAAACTGCTCCTGGTGCCAAAAAGGATGTATTAGAAAAAAGATGGCACATACCTAAGGAAGTTTAATGGAATATTATGTTTACGCATACTTGCGTCAATCCGATGGAATGCCCTATTATATAGGTAAGGGTAAAAAATATAGGGCATGGGATTCAGTTGAACATCGTAAACATGGTATTAGCACTCCTAAAAATAAATCACTTATTGTGCTTCTTGAATCAAATCTTACTCAAATCGGTGCTGCCGCTCTTGAAAGAAGAATGATTTTTTGGTATGGCCGTATAGATAAAAATAGTGGCATACTTAGAAACAAAACTGATGGCGGCGATGGCGGTACAGGTATCGTTTATTCGGAAGTTCAACGCGAAAAAATGCGTAAAGCCAAACTTGGCAAAAAACAAAAATCAAGACACATTAAGAACATGATTGATGCCAAATCTCAAGAATGGATTATAACTGATCCTTCAGGTAAAGAGATGAAGATTAAAAACTTGGCAAACTTTGCCAGAAACAACAATCTCACAACGAGTTGTTTATATAGGGTATCTGCTGGCGAAAGAAACAGTCACAAAGGTTATTCTGTTAGACCAGTATGAAGTCAAAAAGAAAGTCGCAAGTTTCAAAGGGGAATGGTCACGCAGGTGATTCGTTCCCCTTTGCTTTTAAAGGAGACAACATGTCTAGAAAACCTAAGAACAAGAAACCACAACCAGAAGCACAACAGAAGCAGGCTGCTCATTTTGAGTTAAGAACAATCAAGCCTCTCACAGCAAATCAGGAGAAAGCATTCAGTTCATATCGACAAGGCTATCATCTAATGCTACATGGTTTTGCTGGAACAGGAAAAACATTCTGTGCTTTGTATCTTGCTCTAAATGAAATCTTGACAGGCAACTCAATATATAATAAAATAATCATTGTTCGCTCGGTTGTACCTTCCAGAGATATGGGATTTCTTCCAGGTTCAATGAAAGAAAAGGCTGCTGTCTATGAAGAACCATATCGTGAGATTTGCGATAGTTTGTTTGGAAGAGGTGATGGTTACGATATACTCAAGATGAAGGGAATTGTCCAGTTCACAACCACTTCATTCTTGCGTGGTATCACATTCAACAAAGCGATTGTAATATTGGACGAAAGCCAGAACTTGACTTTCCAAGAAGCAGACACAGTAATGACACGCATGGGTGATGAATCTCGTATCATCGTGTGTGGTGACTTTAGACAGACAGACTTACTAAAGAGACACGAACAGGAAGGCATCACACAGTTGATGGCCATTACAAAGCGTATCAATACATTTGAGCATGTGGAATTCATGAAGGAAGATATTGTGCGTTCTGGTCTGGTGAAGTCATATATAATACAGAAAGACGCAATGGGTTTATGAAGAAATTTAATTTTGTCGAAGGAATGCCCGAGCTTAAACAGCTTGAGGTGGATGAAAGCACTGGGGAGAGGTTTTATATCTCTCCCAACGGTGTCAAACTTCCATCTGTCACAACTGTTCTCGGCCATTTCAAAAAGAAGGCTATGATTGAGTGGCGCAATCGCGTTGGTCATGAGGAAGCTGATAGAGTTTCTACACGCGCGTCCCTGCGCGGAACTAAATTCCATAACATGATGGAAAGTTACATTCGTGGTGAAGATGGATTCTTGGATGGTGTAATGCCTGACATGAAACAATCTTTCAACGATATGAAAGAAACACTTGACTTGATCGACAATATACGCTATATTGAGAGTCCTCTATACAGTGAGAAGCTTGGCGTTGCTGGAAGAACAGATGTTATCGCCGAGTTTGGAAAGACACTCTCAATCATCGACTTCAAAACTTCCAGAAAAGAAAAGAAGGAAGAGTGGATAGAAAATTACTTTGAGCAATGTACTGCGTATGCTCTAATGTATGAAGAACTTGTGGGTGAACCCATAGATCAAATTGTTATTCTTGTATCTGTTGATTTCATGGAACACCCACAAGTCTTCATACGCGATAAGAACCAGTATATTGAAAGTCTACTGGAAAAGATTCATCTCTATAAACAGGAAAAACTATAATGTACCTTGAAACTTGGATGATTGCTCTTCTGGTACTTTCTTTTGGTGTATGTGCTTATTATAGCAGACGCACAGGATTTATTCTTGGTGCTACTGTAACGATTCAGGCCTTAGAGCGTGAGAGGCTTATCAAACTTCAGGATGATGGTACTGTAAAGCGTTGGACACCTTATGACGATGGTCCCGTGAAGAAGGCCACGCGAAAGAGAAAGTAAGATATATAATGTACACAATTGATTGGATATGGGATATAAAGTATTGGGCTGTGCGTAAAGAGCACCGTTTGGCTTACATATGCTATCGCTTTGGGCCCCTATTCATTCGCAAATATTATCGATGAAGGAAACTGAAAGACTACTTGGACCGGGGGGCAGTACCCCGCGCCTCCACCAAAGATACACCACGACCTACTGTATGACTTGTAAGGCTGTGAATGTGGGAATAAATCATACTAATACCACCAGTATGGTGTATCTCTGATGGGGGCGAAACAGGATCGACAAGAGTGAAATAGGTAACTGGAGATAATAGTAGGCGACTACTTCAAGCGCAAAACAATAGTTGCAAACGATAATTTTGCACCTCGTATGGCTCTCGCAGCCTAACATGAGCCCGGAGGGAGCTTGGAAACAGAATCCCTCCACCATTTAACATAACGGAGAATATAATAATGAAGAAGTTTTTCACTGCGGCCCTAATTTCACTGGGTCTACTCGCTGCAACCTCATCTGCTAATGCTGCTGAACTTAAGACTGGTGTTCTTTCATGCAAGGTACATTCTGGCTGGGGTTGGGTTATTGGCTCAAGCAAGAAGGTTGATTGCGTATTTACTGCTTCTAATGGAAAGAAGACCAAGTACAAGGGCAACATCACCAAGATTGGTGTTGATATTGGATATACTGACAATAAGGTCATCGCATGGATCGTAATGTCGCCAACCGGTTCTGGTGCTGATCTTTCTGGTACCTATATTGGCGTTAATGCCGAAGCAACCGTAGTTGCTGGATTGGGAGCTAACGCTCTCGTTGGTGGGCTGAATAACAACATTGCACTACAGCCTCTCAGTGTGCAGGGTCAGACAGGACTTAATGTCGCTGCTGCCGTTGCCGCATTAACTCTGCAATAAACAAAGGAAACACACACATGACAAAGACACCTTACGAACTTCGTTTTGACCTGCTGGCTATGGCACAGTCTATTCTGTCCGAGCAGAGTATGAATATGCGAATCAAGATTGAAAATGATTGGAACATGGCTTGTGAAAAGGCTCGTATGTTACACGACAAGGGTCGGGATGCCGAATTTCCTCCGTTCCCTTCTGTACCGGTCTTTGATGAAGCACAGGTCATCGAAATGGCAAAGAAGTTGAACGAGTTCGTTTCAAAGAGCGATTAACCCTAACACCCACCAAATGTCTAAATACTAAATCATTAGAAGGATATTCGTATGAAATTAGTTAGACCCTTATACATTTGGTGGGTATCTGTCCTTGCTTCCGCCACTGCCTTTTACTGGGCAACATATGCTGGCATCACCGAAAAGATTTGGCACGATGATGTGACGCTGATCACATCTTTGCTTGGGGTGTTGTATATTACAGCCCTTGCTGCGATTGGATTTATCGCATACACAAACAAGACAAGAGATAATAAAAAGTTGATCGATGCTGTTTGGTTTGGTTCCGAACAGATGTTGGCGCTCGGTATGTTAGGTACCGTTATTGGCTTCATTTACCTCTTATCGTCAGGCATCACCTCGGCCTCAGTTACCGATGCGACAAGTCTGGCCAAGTTACTTGCTAACATGTCTGTTGGATTGGGAATCGCGCTATATACTAATGCTGTCGGTATTCTATCAAGCCTGATCACCAAGACATTATTGTATGTGGTGATCTACGATGATAAATCATAAGAAGTTTGACTTTCGTACCGCATATATTGACCTACTGATCAATTTATTGACAGGCACAGTTGTCCTGTTCATACTCACAACTCTTCTCATAGCACCAATCACAAAGAACAACGAAGGCATTAAGAAAAATGCCGACTACATAATCACATTGGAATGGCCTGAGGCTGTTGATTGTGATGTTGATCTGTGGGTGCGTGATCCATTAAACAATATCGTATCGTACAAAATACCAGAATCTGGTCTAATGTATTTCGAGCGTGATGATATGGGTAAGCGTAGAAGCGTATACGATATCAACGGAGAAGAAGTTGTTATTGATCCAGATAACAAAGAGTACATAACACTGCGCGGTACATTTCCTGGTGAATATGTCGTGAACTTACATCTATACTCATGCTTGAGTGCTCAAAGCAACTTGGGGCTACCTGTTGATGAGCCGATTGAAGTTCCTTTAGTTGTTGAAGTGATAAAAATTAACCCAAGTCTTGTGGTCGAGAAGACCATACACATGAAGATGGATTTTGTATGGCAAGAAAAGACTGCGATACGCTTTGTAATGGATGATCAAAAGAATATCATTCGCACTATGAGTGATTTCGTTTCTGTTAGAGGCGAGAGAGGATTACAATGACACAGACATTTCTATTAGTATTCGCACTATTTGCTGTTGCTGTGATGGCAATATCCTTGTATTGGAATAACTCTCTTGTGAAGTTTGCTTCTATTGCGTTGTTTGTTGTTCTTGCTAACTGTGTATATTTCGCACTTGATGGTGTAAAAGGATGGCCCGCAGAAGAACCAAATGAAGTCAAAGGTACTCTTGCTTCTGTTGTGATTGTTAATCCATCGTCTACAGACAAAGGCGGCATTTATATATCAATATTTTTGACTGAAAAACTCGAATCGTATAAATACTTATATCCACGCATAGCACCAAAGACATTCTATGTGGAGTATTCGAACAACCGCGCTGCTCAGTTTGAGAAAGCAAAACAGGCTATGGCTGAAGGTAAAGAAGTTCGTATAAATGGCATACCGCCTAAAGAAGGCAGCGGTGAAGGTCAACAAGGCATGGATGATTTGAGTGAGATTGGTGTTCTCATGAATGACATAATGAATAAACTATTATCTAATCAAAAAGACACCTACAAACCAAAGACACCTGGTGATCTGGAAATTGTAGAACAGGGGGCACCACCTCCGAAAGGAAAACAGCCATGAAAAATTGTTTTATCCAAAACTCTCTATCGCTTATAAGACATTCTCTTCTAATCATTTATATAATCATAATATCGTTCATTACAGCATTTATTGTCATGTATACAGGCGGTTTTGGTTCCATAAAAAGCACGGAACATCTTGTTCGTGAGGTTAAAAAAGGTACCGTTCTCATAGAAAACAAACTTGATACCGCAAATGGAGGTATCGGTACTGGATTCATTATAGGTGAGAATCTAATCGTTACAAATGATCATGTTATTCAAGGCAATGGCGCAATAACGGTCGTGTCTGCTCATGACCAAACTCGCTATGATGCTGAGGTTATCAGCACCGATCCTATTGTTGATATTGCCATTCTTAAATTAAAGAAGTGGGACGAGTTTAAGAAACATGAGGGAGCAGTTATTCTTCCGATTGGTGATAGTCGTGAAGTGGAAGAAGGCAGTAAGGTAGTTGTTATCGGTCATCCGTGGGGACTCACTTGGACAGTTTCCGAAGGTATCATGTCTTCCAAAAATCGTCGCGTAGGACCAAATCCAAAGTATGTAGATCAAGTGGACGCTAAGATTTTCCAAGGCAACTCAGGAGGCCCTGTCTTCAACGAATACGGTGAAGTTATCTGTGTTAGCGAACTCATGTTTGAAGGAAAAGGTGGCTCATATGGATTCTGTATTCCATCCGTTCTACTCAAGAAAGTCCTTGGTGATTTCCAAATGTTCGGTGAAGTAAGATGGAGAGCAATGAATGTAAGTATTGGGTTGACAGATGACGGCAACTCTGTTATAGTAAACTCACTTGATGCGAATGGCGCTGCTGATAAGGCTGGAATCAAAGTTGATGATAAGATACTGGCTATCTACACTCCAAACAATCATCCTGCTGGGTTGGTAGTTAAGGATGTTAACAGTTTAGTTTCCGAAATGGCCACAATGAGCGGCGCTGATGAAAAGATCAAAGTCCTAATCGAAAGAAATGGTGAAAAGCAAATGATCGATGTGATTACAAACTATAAGCTCTCAAAAGAATATGAACCGGATAAGGCCAAGTAAATGGCACCCTCCAAAGATGAAGTGACAACTTTCTCGTTCAAGATTGAAACGATTGCGAAGAACAAGAGTATCAGTTATATGGAAGCAGTGATTGAGTATTGTGATGAGATTGGATTAGAAGTGGAAGTTGCTGCCAAGATGATATCTGGTGCGTTGAAGTCCAAGATTAAGATTGAAGCCGAAGAGTTACATTTCTTACCGAAGTCGAACACATATAAACTACCTGTCTAATGCTGATACCTAAAAGTTATCTGACCACACCAAAGCCGCCAGATTGGTATTATGATTATGGAAAAACTATGACACACACAAGCGAAGTTTTTGATGATGATGAAACGCGGCAACTGATGGCCGTGAAGAAAACTATTGAGATGTTGCTCCCAAATTGGATCAAGCGAAACTCTGATATTGTTATTGCTGGTGGTTGCTGGGCATCTGAGCTTCAAGGTGAGAAGTATAAGGATATTGATATCTTTGTGCTTGGTGATCCTTCCTATCCTGATCTCCATGAGCGAAAGCAATCTGCTATTCGTGAGTTGATGAAAGCCTGGACTCCTTCTATTCAAAACAAGACGGATGATTATGTCCGTAACAACGATAAGGTCGAAGAAGTTTGGACTTCAAAAGACCATTGGGTTCAGTTTATTTTCACAAAGCACTTGACGCGCAAGGACTTGATCAATGACTTTGATTATGTCCACTGCATGACTTCATACAGCGAAGGTAAACTTTACATCACTCGCAAGATTTATAATGCGATTATCAAGAAGCACCTTATTGTCCAGAACAGTAAGAATGTTCAGGAATGGCGTGTGAATAAGTTTATTGATCGTGGCTATACTGGCGTCTTCAAAGAAGAGGAAGCACCCACTCTCGGTGATATCCTGTACCGTGCTTTGAGTAACAATGCTAAGATTGTTGCTAAAGGTGGTGGCGGTGGTTATGCTGTTCCAACAACTTGGATTGACGAATGGCAAGACTAAGTGGATATGAAACATTCTGTCTCTATCTTGCTTTAAAAAACCATTTTAATCTTGACTCTTACGATTACTTCAAGTATAATGGTAAGACAAGGCACGTTAGCAAGGAAACTTACCTCTCAAGGAGAGATAGGTTTCAGTTTGAAAAGTTGGCACGAAACTGCGATAACATGCAGGATCACCTAGTGGCCAACTTACTAAAAGATAAGACATGGGTTGGTGACCTCCTTGATGATGAAGCCTTTGATAACACAAAGGCATATATGAAAACCAATCAATCCATGTCTTACGTATTTCGGAACGAACTGGCGACGATAGGAGATATCAAACCCGCCTTACGGTTTGATAGTCAATATCCAAACATTATACCGACTCTAATGTCTGGATCTATATCTTATCAGACCTTTGTGATACTCAACTATTTTATCCAGTTCGTTCCGAAGTTTGATGCTAAACTACCAGATGATTTCATTTGGTCTAAGATTAGCTTCAAAGCCAAGAAGTTTGCGCCGTTTATTCTTCCACAGATAGACAAAAAAAAGTTCGCAGACCTCTTGAAATCTCATGTGGAAGATACTATATACACTTGACACAGGGAGATTCCTGTGCTATTATACTCAACATACACTGTCATACGGAGAACATACAATGTCAAACTTTGCATCCCTCAAGAAGTCTTCGGCCGATATTGGTCGTCTTACCAAGGAAATCGAAAAGATCAATCAACCTCAGGGCGAAGGCCGTGCGGAAGATGATCGCTATTGGAAGCTCAACCGCGATAAGGCCGGCAACGGCATGGCGGTCTTTCGCTTCCTGCCTGCACCCGCAGTAGATGGCGATGACGCTCTTCCTTGGATTCGCTATTTCGATCATGGCTTCAAGGGCCCTACCGGTAAGTGGTTCATTGAGAACTCGCTTACCTCTCTCGGACAGAAGGATCCTGTGTCCGAATTTAACTCTCAGCTTTGGAATGCTTCAAGCGATGAAAACTCATGGCAGCGTAAGCAGGCCCGTGAGCAGAAGCGCCGTCTCCACTATGTTGCTAACATCTATGTGGTGAAGGATCCTTCTAATCCTGCTAACGAAGGCAAGGTCTTCTTGTACAAGTTCGGCAAGAAGATTTTCGACAAGCTTACCTCTGCTATGAATCCCGAGTATGAAGGCGACAAGCCTCTCAACCCGTTCGATTTCTGGTCTGGTGCTAACTTCAAGCTCCGTTCTAAGATGGTTGCTGGTTATGTCAACTACGATACCTCATCGTTTGACACTCCTGGTCCTCTGCTTGATGATGACGCAGAGCTTGAGAAGATTTGGAAGTCCGAGCATTCTCTCAAGGAAGTTCTGGATCCTAAGAACTTCAAGTCATACGACGAACTCAAGCGGAAGCTTGAGGACGTTCTTGGTGCAAGTCTCGGTTCGGCTGATGCTCCTGTCAAGGACCAGATCACCGATTCTGTTACTCAGAGGCCAAACTTCGAGGCTGCAAAGGCTCGTAAGTCGGTCGCAGATGATGTGCCATTTGATACTGAGGACGAAGACCTTAACTACTTCAAGGGTCTTGCTGACGAATGATAGCAACGTGAGAGTGGAAAGGGCAGCTTCGCGGCTGCCCTTTTTTATTATGAGAAGTGGCCGTTGACTAGACCAGAACTATTTTCATTGTAAAGTTTTGCTCTGTTCAACGCTCTCAGTTGTGATGGCGATGATGCCATTGATCCAGAAGTCATTGTATTTAAAAAGTTTGGATCGGGTGTAGAAGCAGGCATAGGTTGTTGTGGTCTAGATTGCTTAGGTTGCTCAGGCTGTGGTTTTTGTGTGGCTTCTGGTTCAGCGGATGCCATTTGAGCTTTCTGATCTTCCTGTCTTATAGTTGACGGATCAACTCTGAGATTGCCTTGATCATCTTTTGTATATAATTCTCTATCATTACTTACAAACTCAGTTTTACCAGTTGTTGTATTGATACCAACAACATTCTCTCCGGGAGTCATTGGTACAGTACCACCTATCGATAGTCCTGGCGCAATTACAGCTGGAGGCGCTTCTACTGTCTGTTCTGAAGGAGACGGTACTGCGGGTTGTTCTGTAGGAAGTGGCGTAGCAGTTTCCATATTGTTCTGTGCTGCTGTAACAGGATCAGAATTGCCGGCAGCTATTGCTTGTTCCTGTTGCTTAAGAAACTCTTCCTGTCTCTTAGCATACCATTCGCGAGGATCTATTCTGCCTGCTTCTAGTTGTTGTTCTGCGGCATCGCCTCTACCAGATATTCTTCCTGGAGGACTACCTTGTGTTTTTTCATAATAGTCCCGTTGAATTACTTCATAATGAACGTGTGGGAATTCTGCGCCAGCATTGCCAGAATATCCCATTATACCTATTTGCTGACCTGCTGATACAGTATCACCAACTTTTAGACCTTCAGCATAAGCGGATTCTTCTCCGCCACCATTAACACCTAAGTGAGCCATTCTATGTACTGTATTGTCAGGATATTGAACGTCTAGAATATAACCATATCCAGATGGACTTTTTCTCATACCAACAACTGTTCCATTATCTACGGCAATTACAGGATCACCAGGTGTACCAGGAATATCTACACCAGTGTGAAGTTGATTTGTTCCTCTTGGACCACCAAATGATCTAGATCCTGGCGCGCCTCCTGAGAACGGCACATCTTCTCCAGATGTAATACTTTTGCCAGCCATACTACCACCGACAGGAAGCATTATAGGAGAACCAGGCGCCGACATAATAGTTACATCATTGACAGGCTGTCTTTTCATTATCTCATTGAATTTGTCAACGCCAATATTTTCTATAACTCTCTCCATCATGCCTTGCTGTTGTGTGCTGGCTTTTTTATAATGATCTTGGAGTCTCTTATCTAACTTGTCTAGCATACCAGGTTCAAATTGGCTAATAACAGTTTCTAAATCTTTTATTTTATCTGCTGCTAACTCAAATTGACTTGTGATCTTTTCTGTTTCCGAATAGAATTGATTTCTGTAGTCATGATGTTGTGTATAGGTAGGATCATTGTATCGCCATCTGATATAGCCTGTTCCTAAAAGATATGCGGCTCTTTCTGGATCAATGTCTGGATTTGAAAGAAATTCTTGAGTCTTTTTAGTATTCTCTGTGCTACTCATTTCTTTCATATAAAAGCGAGCCATTGAATTCATAGTTTCTTGATCACTCATTAGTTCACCATCTGGCGCAAATCTTCCTTCTTGTGCCAGATGTTCTTTTAAGGCCGTCAATCTTGGCCCTTGCATTGATAACATTCCAAGATTTGTGGCATTGTTATAAGGATCGCTATGAGTGCCAAACATAAATTTTTCTTGGAAACCATTTTCACGACCAACTTCGGCTGTTAAAGCTGTAGCTTGTTTGTGACTAAAGCCAGCGGAAGTGAAGGCATCATAAGTCATTTTTATACGTTGCTGGCGACCATCTTTTAATTCACCAGTGCCAGAAGCCACGGCACCTGATCCTAACAGTCCAGCTTCTGTTATAGCCTCTTGAACAGCCTTCTCTTCCGGACTCAGTTGTCTCTTAAGTACAGGAGATGGAGTTGGACCATATGAGGTAGATTGGTTTGGTCTATATGATGTTCCGCCAGATAAAGCACCGCCAAGAGATGATCCACCGCCAGATTGACCAACATCAGGTAATTGATCACGATAATATTTTGGAAATAAATTGGCTAATTGACCAGGAGTTAATGATGAAATCAAATCACTAGCGGCACCACTCTGAGCTACCTTTAATCGATCCGATGGTACCATACGGTACATGGACTTATAATCGACTGTCATATTTTCTAGATTAAATGCCATTTATCTTCTCTGTGCTTTCTTAAATGTTGCTGCCTGGTCACGGTTCTTCTGGTCTTGTTCGGCGATATACTCTTTAAGTAGATCGATATAGATAAATCTTTCCCAAGGAATCATTCCTTCTAATTCTGTCAGACTATACTTGTGGTGCTGCATTAGCGCGAAGTTAGTCTTATAATGATTCATCAGTTTATCATGGCCAAGCATTATTGAAAAAAACGGGTAAAGTCCGTGTATTTAACCTTATGTTCAAATTTACACTTGGGGCATACACCACCCGATTCAATAGCAAAAGATGGTAAGTTATCTACAAATGTCTCTAGTTTCTTATATTGTTCACTGGTCAATCCTTCGATGAAGTTTACCAGTTCTTCTTTAGAAAAGTCCTTGTTTGAGTAAATCTTATCGCCATTAACAATTCGGTCGACACAACTGGCAATAACTCTGATTTTCTTCTGGAAATTACTCTCATTACCTGTAATCATCTTCATAATGGAATAAGTCGGGTACTTCATCTTAATAGACAGATTGCCATTTAATTGAATATCCATGGTGATATCATCATTCTTTTCTATGACGCAATTGGATATATCAATAGCAGCCTCAAATACACCACCGCATTTATTGCCATCTACCAGATTATTACAGACATATGAAGTCTCAATCTTTTCTCCGATTGACTTGGCTCTCAGGGCAATAAACAGGTAGTCCACATCAAAGAATGGCATTTTCTCTAGATCAATATCACCAGATATAATACAGTTACTAATTACTTGCTTGGTGGTCTTGATGATATTTTCATTGTCTTTTGATTCGATTGCCATCAGTAAAAGCTTTTCTTCTTTTACCAGAAATGGCCTAATTTTAACTGTCTTGCCATTTGATGGTAGGGTAATATCATAAATTGGCACATCAATTGTAGGTAAAGTCATATATTTTCATCCTTTATAATAATGTCGCATCATTCACTAATTTAAATGTTCCTGATTTTGGATCTCTATTGGTGCGAGTCCACTTGGTATACGAGAAAGAAATAGCAAGGCGTTGGAAATTATCATCTGCCCATGTTACAGGCTGTGGGTTAACAATGATAGGCCAAGCATCATGGAAAGTCCAAGCATATGTGGCAACTGGTTCTGATTGGTTAGCATTCAATGCTGCTTCGCCAAATTGAAACATATTAATTTGGCACTTGTAATTATCTTTATATGAGAAATCGTAGGTGCTAGTTGGATTAATTATCTCCATCCAATCATCAAAGAATTGTCTTTCATATGAGTCCGTGCGGCATAGGAATGTCATGGCTGTTTCTTGGTAATTGGTACGGTAAGGTACCTTAAAGCTTGGGCCATAATATGATATATCAGCCATATCAAAGCCACGACCAGGGAATTCAGCGGACTCACACAGATAGGTAAATTGTCTCATAAAATCGCCATAGCCTAGTCTGCCTAACGTTGAATTAATACCACTAGGAATAATCTGTACGGCAAATCGACATGATTTAGCCAGAGAACTAAATGCTGAAGAATAAGCATAGAAGTCCTGCATTCTCAGGAATGTTGGCTGGTTGTCTATTTTAAAACTAGGCATTTATTTTATCCTTTTGAAACCCATACTGCGACAGGTAATTGCATGGCTTTATCCCATTCGTCAGCCGTTACTTCCACAAATGATGATCTGACCTGACTAAACAAATATCTCTTAATACATGGGCGCATGGCACTAGCTATTCTACCAGTATTGTTTAATAAGTCATATGTGACACGGAGCTTGGTGGTTGCGTTCATTTTATTATTATTACGGAATTTCATCATGGTATTTAATAATGCGCTGCGCTCTCCAAATGAGAGATAATGTAGATTGAGGCCTAGAAAGCCATCTGGATAACGTTCTATAGGGAATACCAAGGGGAATCGATCATACATGGGGAGGGTATCTTTGTGCTTTGGATCGTACCAGAAAAAGTACATTTTACCTATTACGGTACTATCTCTATTGCGCTCATTATTGGACATGATTTTATTACGGTAGCCGGAAGCACTCTTGGCCTTGCCCGTCATCCAATCGCCGATTTCTTGTGATGTATAATTTTTTGCCATATAGTTATTTATTTAATACCTAAATGGTCTTCCGTAATTAATTTGAATTGCCAGCCTCTATCCAAACAATATTCTTCGGCTGCTTTCCACTTGGCTTGGTTCTTGCCCCATGTGGTAACTTCGGTAATATATTGTTTGGTTATTCTCTTTTTCTTGGCTGGTTCTCTGGTCTCTTTCTTAGGTTTTACTTCCAATAGTTGTTCCGTGATATTACCATTCTTGTCGATAGCCTTTATATAGAAGTCAGGGAAATACCTGTGAATCCGATTGTCTATTGGTGATCTATATGGTATAGCTATTTCCTCAGATGACCACTGAATAATCGATTTATTCTCATCCAAATAAACCATAAGCTTCCGCTCCCATAAAGAACGGTATATGATTCCCGTTGGGTCACCTTTATATTTTTCGGGGTGCTTTGGGCTATATCTGCCCTTGTAAGTTTTCATATAAATATATAGAAAACAATTCCACAAGGACAATTTAATGGGAATTCTAGACGATATACAAAACTTATATCAAGATGTGGTTGGTGGTGCTGAAAATGCCGTATCTGTAGTTCTTGATGCGGATACAAGAGTTGCTGATTTATTATTTGATTATAATATAGATGATGATCAACTAGGTCAATCCGAATATGATTTTAGATACCGCACATTCCCAGCGGATCTAGCCAATGATTATGTTGGTCATTATGTGGTAATTAATATAAATGTTCCTGTATTTGCTCGTAATAGCACCACTGCTAGAACATCATATGGTGGTGCTCAGTTCGGTCAAAATTTAATGTCTAATGAATTCTCAAAGGTGGACACACTTAGATTTGGTAATGCGGTCGATGTTGGTGGTACCAGTCCAATTACAGGATTTTCACCATTAAAAAGAGAGCCATTATCTATCCCAAGATATACTCGCCGAATTAAAGAATCGATTGCTATGTTTATGCCTAATCCAGTAATATTCAATACTACAAATGAATATCAGGAAGTTAGCATGACTGCCCTAGCTGGCGGTATATTAACTGGTGCTGGTGCTCTTGTTGGTGGATTCTTAGGTGCTAGAACAGGAAATCCAGATAATATATCAGCGGGCGCACAAGCGGGTGGCAATTTAGTTGGTGTTGCTGGTAATATTATAGGCCAAACATCAACTCTTCTAGGTTACCCAATTAATCCGCGTATTGAGGTGTTATTCTCTAAAACAAATCTACGCCAATTTGTCCTTGAATTTTTAATGGCACCACGCAACGAAGCTGAATCCGAAAGCATGAAAGCCATTATTCGTACACTCCGATTCCACTCAGCACCAGAACTAGATAACTCGACAGCGGGCTTCACATGGATTCCACCTGCTGAATTTGATATTACCTTCTATGATAAAGGCAAAGAAAATACAAATATTCCAAGAATTAATACCTGCGTTCTGGATCGTATTGAGGTAGACTACGCACCAACAGGTGTTTATTCTACATTTTCTAATGGCCATCCAGTAGCAGCCAGACTAAGCTTAGGCATGAGAGAAGTTGAAGTTGTCCACAAGCGCCGCGTTCTCCAAGGATTCTAAGAATGAGCAGTTTTTTTGATAAATTTCCATTAATTCGCTATCAGATATCAGGTGTCAAATATTCAAGCTTCCAGACTGTTCGGAATCTTTTATTTCGCACCGCTGTTATTCGTGAAGCTCTAACCAATTCCTCATCATATATTAAATATGTAATACGCGATGGCGATACACCAGAAATATTAGCTGCCAAGGTATATGGTGATCCACAGGCTCACTGGATGATATTATATGCCAATGATATGTTAGACGCTCAATATGACTGGCCGCTGACCTCAACTGTATTTCCTAAGTATATCGCAGACAAATATCGCAGCATGGCGGAAGCGGATCGTGGTGAAACATTAGAGGACTATGAGGTCGTAGCATGGACTCAGGATACCACCAATCCTGGATCATATCACCATTATGAGAAGGTGGTCAAAAATGAAAATCAAGTAGAAAGAACCACCACCGAAACTCGCTATGTAATTAATAGAACGAAACTGACCAATAATTCTCTGGATGTACCGCATGATTATTACGAAGGCGCAGGCGGATTGGCTGCTGTACAGGACGTAACAACTATAGATATAAATGGTCAGACAGTAATTCAGACTGTATATGGTAATGCTGTTACCTATTATGACTATGAGGATGAATTAAACGAGCTAAAGCGCAATATTCGAATAATCAAGAGAGAATATTATAATCAAATGAATACCGAATTTGGTATACTTACAAATAAAAATGTACCGATATTTATGAGAAGAGTTGTATAAAAAATGGTCAATGTCAAGCTACCAACTGCCGGTGAGTCGAAAGTAAATATAACTGTTGGGTTTGATGGTGTAGACGAACAGAATACCAGAGAAGTTTCGGTTCGTGAGGTAACGCTGGGAGAAAGCTTATTAACTCCAGGCCTCCAAACATCCGTATTATTGAATAGCTTCCTCCATGCTTCTCCTGATGATAAAGGTGAAGTTGGACCACCTAAGAATTTCGATGATTTCAAGAATAAAATAATGGATATTCGAATTGAGAGAGAACTTCTCAAAGATTTTAATATGCAGTCTACATTGGATGTATCACAAAGAATATACAGATTATCTGATCGTGGTGGTGGTAAAGATGAAAACGGTAAAACAGTATTAAATAATAATAATGAGCAATTCCGTGTTCATGCCTGTGATGATAGCCTATTAAATGATGCCAGATCGCTTGTCAGTAAGTCATGGAGATGTACTGCTCCATCTGATATTGTGTCCGAAGTATTACAGGGCTGCGCTGGTGTTAGAAGTTTAGATGTAGAATCCTGTACACCAATGCGCGATTATATTGCCGAGAATATTCATCCATTTCAGGTGGTAACACAACAGGCCAATGCTGCTCTAGCTGCTGGTAATGACCCATCATTTGTTCATTATATGACATATGAAAATGGTGCCACACACCATTTTAGATCGATTTATTCATTAACTAAACAAAATCTACCGATAGAAAAACCATTTGTCTTTACTGAGACTGGTGCGGCTGCTGGCTATGGTAATCCGTACAGTATTCTATCCTATAATTTCCCATGTGATTTCGATTTATTATCCGATATTCTAAATGGTATTGATGTGGATGGTAGCTTTATTAGCTCGGGTATTTTCAGTAATGTTCTTGGCGGCTTCTTTAGTTTAATGGGCAATCAAGCTGTTGGGTGTGGACTAGGCGGTGGTAATATGAACCTCGGTAAGACTAATTATAATACAGAAAAAGCACAAGACCAGTGCCCATCGGAAATAGAAAAATATCTATTAAAAAGACAGGCCAGAATGTCGCTCCTAGAGCAAGACAAAATAGCTCTAACTCTCACAGTACCATGGAATCCAATGCTCCACGCAGGTAAGATGATTGACGTTGAATTCCCTAGAAAAGGCGTTGAAGGCGGTGGTAGCACAGATAATTTATTATATGGTTCGGGCAGATATTTAATTGTTAATTTAACTCACACAATTAAAAGTGGTGGTTTTTCTACCACTACCATGGAATGTGTGGCACAAACAGTAGGGCAGGGAATAGTATAATATGAGTAGACCAAGAGATCCGTCAGCAGAAAATGATTTATTAATTGGCATTTGTGTTGGTGGGCATGACGGTGATCCAGATCCAAATCAATGTGGGTTAGTCCGTGTATATTGCCCACAAATACATGGTAATGATGTAAAGAAAGAAGACTGTGGTTTTTCTACCGTAGTCATGCCACCTAATCAGGCTGGTGCTTCACAATTTAATGGAGTGGTAACTCCTGGACAGGCATTATTGTGTAAAAAGGTCGGGCCTCCTGGTGATTCCACATTATGTGTTGTCGGCTCATTGCCAACATCTAGACAAGAAGGCGGTATGAAGGGCA